GTCGGGATTCTGCGGAAATGACTGTGGCAAAAAAACCACGGTAGGAAAAAGGCGTTGAAAATCGCGAAGGGACGGGCGCGGGTGCTGCGGCGAGGCGAGCGAAGCTCGAGGCGGTTTCATCTCGCGCGCGTGGAGTCGGCTGTCGATGCGATCGGCGAGCTCCGGCGCGGTGACGATCTGACGATCATCACCTACGGGCAGTTTTCGATGATCGATGTGCTCGTCGCGATTCTGCGGCAGACCGGGCCGGCCGACGTGACGGTGGCGAGCTGGACGGCGGGCGACTATGACCTGGAGCGGTGCGCGTACCTGATAGAGGAAGGGTCCGTACGGAGCCTGCGGTTCCTGCTCGACCGCTCGCTGGAGTCGCGCCGCAAAGAGCTCTACCGGAGGCATCTCGAGAGCGTCTTCGGTGCCGACGGAATCAGGGGAGTCCGCAACCACTCCAAGATGCTGCTCGTGAGGTCCGAGACGCATGATGTGGTTGCCCGCGGCTCCATGAACCTGAACACGAATCCGAACATCGAAAACCTCGACATCTCGGAGGACGGGGAGCTTGCCCAGTTCCTCCAGGACATCTTCGACAGCATCTGGGAGGAGGTCGGCGCCGAGGAGCGCCCCACGGTGATCCCGCCGATGGGGCGCCTCCCTGATCAGATCGAGGTCAAGGAGGTGAGATCAGATGTCATCAGAAGAGAGCGCGTCGGGGAATGCCGGAGCACCCACGTTGTCCGAAGAGCTCCTGGACGAGATTTGTGAGCAATGCCACCCGTCGACGCCCATGGCGATGGTCGAGGCGATCGTGATCCAGATCCAGCTTGCGCGGGAGGCGAGGGCTCGAATCGACGAGGAAGGGATCGTCGTGCGGGACATGCGGGGCGTGGTGCTGGCGCACCGGGCCATCGCGATCGAGGCGGCAGCGATCAAGCTCTACACGGACCTGCTGCACCGGGCGAAGCGATGAAGCCGAAGCGGAGGCGGAAGGCGAGGCCGGGGCCGGAGGCGAAGACGGAGGGCCAGCGGGAGCTCGTCGAGCTCGGCGGGACCGAGGCCGAGATCGCGGCGAAGCTCGGTTGTGGGGCTGCCGTGGTAGGGCACTGGCGGCGGGGCCGGCGCGTCCCCGGCGAGGCCCATCGCCACAAGCTCGAGCTGCTCTTCGGCATTCCCCGGCGGGCGTGGGACGTCGCGCCGGGCGCGCCGCTGCCGTCCGTGGCGCCCGAGAGCGCGGCCGGGTCGGACGGCGACACGCTCGAGATCACGAAGCGCCAGATCGACAGCATCCTGGCGGCGCTGAAGGACGAGGCCCTTACGGACGGGGCGGCGGCGAAGCTCCGCGACACGCTGGCGAAGCTCCTCGCCCTTCGGGCTCGCCTCGAGCGCGACCAGGAGATGGCCGAGGACCGGGCGGTGCGGGAGCATCCGGCCTGGGCCGCCCTCAAGGCCGCGATCCTCCGGGCGCTCGAGCCCTACCCCGAGGCGGCGGCGGCCGTGGCCGAGGCGCTCGAATGACCCTTGCCCTGGAGAAGCGCCGGCGGCATCGGGTGCCGTCGGACCGCAAGACGTTCGCGGAGGACCTGCGGGAGGCACTCCTGGTGCTCGTGCGGGCGGCGACGATGCTGTCGTGGCCATCGCCGCGGTACGCCACCGACCCTGTGGGCTTCTGCCGGGAGATCCTCGGGTACGACCCATGGGAGCGCCAGGCCGAGGTCATGCGCGCCGTGGTCGAGCATGCCCTCGTGAGTGTCAAGAGTGGCCACCGCGTCGGCAAGAGCTGGCTGGCCGGCTCGCTGGCGCTGTGGTTCTACTGCTCCTTCCCTGACGCCCGGGTCATCTGCACCGCTCCGACGGCGGCGAACGTGCAGGGCGTGGTGTGGCGCGCGGTGCGGCAACTCCACGCACGGTCGGGGCGATGCCTTGCCTGCACTCTCGAGGACCCCTCCGGACCGCGCCCGTGCCCGCACGGGACCGTGATCGACGGGCGCCCGGCGGAGCGCGCGGGGACCGGGCTGCTCTCGGGCGACTTCCGCGAGGTGAAGGGGTACACGGTCCGCGACGTCGAGGCAATCACCGGGACCGCCGGAGCCGCCTTGTTCTTCATCATGGACGAGGCGAGCGGCGTCGCCGATGCGATCTATGAGGGCCTCGAGGGCAACCGGGCGGGCTGGACCGAGGAGGCCGGTGTGATGGTCCGCATGTTGCTGATCGGCAACCCGACGCGGACCGTGGGGGAGTTCTACGACTCGCACGAGCACCCCCGGAAGAAGGAGGTCTATCACCGGATCACGATCTCGAGCCGAGAGACGCCGAACGCGGTCGAGCGCCGCAACGTGATCCCCGGACTCGCGACGCACTACTGGGTGGAGCAGATGGTCGCGAAGTACGGCGAGGATTCGGCCTTCGTGAAGGTACGCGTCGACGGCGAGTTCCCGATCGGCGAGGACGGCAAGGCGTTCTCGATCGCGCTCATCACCGAGGCCGAGGAGCGGTGGCCCGAGAGCGAGGCGGTCGGCATCCTCCAGATCGGCCTCGACCCCGCGGGCGAGAGCGGGACCGGCGACGACACGGCCATGGTGGCGCGCCGCGGCGACAAGATCGTGGCGTTGCGTCGGCACCGGGGGCTGACCGAGGAGGGGCACGGCGTCCAGCTACTCGGGCTGATCGAGGAGCTGCGCGAGCACCCTCGGGAGCGGGCCCTCGTGGTGATCGACTCCGAGGGCAAGATCGGCTGGGACACGTACACCTACCTCCGCGGCCTGTCATCGCGGGCCGGGGCGACGTTCGAGCTCCACCGGGTGCGGGCGAGCGACAAGGCGATCCGCGAGCCGATGACCTTCGACCGGGTGCGCGACGAGCTCGCCCACAACCTCTGGTCGTGGCTCAAGGAGGGCGGGGCGCTCCTCGAGGACGAGCAGCTCGAGACGGAGCTCCACGCCTTGGAGTGGGAGCGGGGCACGGCGGGCCGCTCGAAGGTGACGCCGAAGAAGCAGCTCCGGAAGCTGCTCGGGCGCTCGCCGGACAGCTACGACGCCCTGGCGCTGGCGGTGTGGCCGGTGCTCAGCGAGGCGGCGACCACGGAGGCCGAGGAGGAGGACGAGGACGACGAAGGGTTCGGCCTGGATCTGGACCCCTACGCCGACGACGGGATCGATCCCTACGGGTAGCCGATGACCGAGGGCCGCCGGCTGCTGCTCCTCGCGCGTGCGCGCACGACGATACGTCACATGGCCCGTCGCTGCCGGGTGACTCCGAGCGCCGTCTATCACTGGTGTTCCGGACGGAATCGACCTGGCCCCCGGGCCCGCGAAACCCTTCGTCTTTGCTACGCAATACCGCCGGATAGCTGGGATTTGCTACAAGGCTAAGCCTCATGTAGGCGCCGAATCATAGGATTTTCCGAACCGAATCGCCGACGATAGAGGCGTGAGCTTCGGAGACTCCGTCCGAGAGACGCTCCTCCACCTCGCCGGCTGGTTCGGCTACGACCCTTCCCCCTACGCTGGCGCCTACCTCGACCTCGACTCCGAGGAGGCCGAGGAGGCCCGCTCGCGCTTCGGCGGGCAGATACAGCTCCCGCCCGTCACCCGGACCCGCTGGTACCAGAAGGACGTCGAGACCGCCGAGTATGCGGCGAACAGCGGGTCCATGATGCTGGCCGCGCAGCTCATGGCCTACGCGTGGCGGGACGGCGTGCTCTCCGGCGTGATGTCGACGCGCACCGATGGGCTGGTGCGGCTCCCCAAGACGTTCCGCGGCCCCTCGGACATCCTCGAGGACCTCCGCTCCTCCGACCTCTCGAGCCGGCCGGTCTTCGACGAGATGTTCCCGCCCGGGGAGCTCGCCCTGCTCGCTCGCGACGGCATCGGCCTCGGGGTTGGCGTCGGGGAGCTCCGCTGGGTCGAGGCGCGGAGCTACCCCGTCTTCGTGCGGCTCGATCCTCAGTACCTCATCTACCGCTGGCAGGAGGACCGCTGGTGGTATCAGAGCGTGATCGGCTTGCTCCCGATCACCCCCGGAGACGGGCGCTGGGTGCTCCACACCCCCGGCGGGCGACAGACGCCGTGGCAGGCGGGCCTGTGGCGGTGCCTGGCCCGGGCCGCGATCCGGAAGGACCACGCGGCGCTGGGTCGCGACAACTGGGAGAGGAAACTGGCGAACCCGGCCCGCGTCGCCATCGCACCCCAGGGCGCCGCCGAGCCGCACCGGCAGTCGTGGTTCCGCAAGGTGATGGCCTGGGGCATGAACACCGTTTTCGGCCTGACCCCCGGCTACGACGTCAAGCTCCTCGAGAGCAACGGCCGCGGCGCCGATTCCTTCACGGAGACGATCAAGGCCCAGAACGAGGAGATGATCATCGCCGTCGCCGGCCAGACGGTGACGACCGAGGGCGGGATCGGCTTCGCGAACGCGGACGTTCACAAGTCGATCCGCGCCGACCTCATCCAGGCCACCGCGCAGGGTCTCGCCTACACGGTCAACACGCAGGGTATCCCGGCCTACGTCGCCGCGGTCTTCGGTGAGGACCGGCTCGGCGAGTGCCCGGTCGTCGCCTGGGACACGACACCCCCCAAGGACCTGACCGCGACGGCGACGGCCCTGTCGATGGCGGGCCAGGCGATCGTCTCGGTCCGCGAGGCGCTGGCGGCCGACGGCTTCGAGTTGGATACGCGGGCGATGTGCTCTCAGTACGGGATCCCGATCCGTGAGCCCGCGGGCGACGAGGGGGAGCGGGCGGACGAGGACAAGCCGAGCATCCGGCTCGTGGGGGAAGCGTCGTGACGATGCGTCGCTACGAGCCACGCAATCCTCTCCAGGCGGTCGACCCGCAAGCGTTTCTCATGCTTTTCGCCGCGACCGAGGCCCCGGAGAACGTCGCCGACGAGGTGGCCACGGTCGTTACGATCCGTGGCCCGCTGTCTCAGCACGACGACTGGTGGGAGGACTCCTACGAGGCGATCCGCCGGCGCGTCGAGGATGCCTGCCAGCAGACAGCGCCGGTGGTAGTCCTCTCGATCGATTCGCCCGGCGGCGACGTGGCGGGCCTCTTCGACACGGCACGCGCCATCCGCGCGGCTTGCGATCGCGCGGGCAAGCGGCTGATGGCGCACATCGAGGGGGACGGATGCTCTGCGGGCTACGCCCTGGCGGCCGCGGCGGAGCACATCTCCGCGTCTCGGACCGCGAAGGTCGGCTCGATCGGGGTCATCGCCGCGAGGGTTGACGAGAGCCGCGCTCTTGAGGAGGCCGGGATCAAGGTGTCGCTCATCACGAGCGGCGCACGCAAGGGCGACGGCTGGCCGGTTCAGCCGATGACCAGGGACGAGCTCGCGGCGTTTCAGGCTGACATTGACGGCCTGGCCGCCGAATTCTTCGAGTTCGTCTCGGTCCGGCGCGGCATCTCGACAGAGGAAATCGCGGCCATGCAGGCCGCTTCGTTCCGCGGCTCAGCCGCAGTCAAGGCCAGGCTCGTCGACGGGGTCGGCAGCTTCGATCACCTGCTCGCGTCACTCGGCGCGGGGCCACACGAGGAAACGATGGATAAGAAAGAAGAAGCTCGGAAGGCACTCCAGGCCCTCGCCGAGGACGAGGAGTGCAGCGAGGAGGAGCGCGAGAGCGCTCGCAGGGCTCTCGCCGCGCTGGACGGCGACGAGGAGGAGTCGGCCGAGGACGAGGAGAAGCCGGCCGACGAGGAGTCCGCCGAGGACGAGCCCGCCGAGGAGGAGGCCGAGGGCGAGGAGGACGACGAGGAGGCCAAGGCCGCCGCGACGCCCGGGACCGTCAGCGCCTCGACCGCCGGCGCCCTCGCGGCCCACGGGGCGAGCGTCGAGAAGCGCCTGATGGCGCTCGAGCGGCGGCACGAGGCCGAGGAGCGCGACAGGCTGATCGCGGCCCACGGCGGGGTGCCGAAGGGCATGGCGAAGCTGCTCGCGAGCAAGCCCCTCTCCGAGGTCAAGGCGATCCTCGCCGAGCTGCCCAAGCCGAAGCGCCCGAAGCTCGGCGATGCGGCGGCGACGGCCACGGTGGGCGGGACCCGCGGTGCCGGGGAGGACCGGCCCTCGCGGCTCCCGCCCGACGAGGCTCGGGCGATGAAGCGCGCGATGGGCCTCGAGAAGCCGGCCACCGGCGTCGTGACCCGCGGCAACGTCCAGATCATCGGCTGTTCGATGGATGAGGAGGTGCGCTGATGCGTGTCCGAAGGAAGAGCTTCAAGACGATCCGCGTGGTTCTCTACACGGGAGAGACCGCGATCAAGGGAAACCTCGCCGCGATCGACACGGCCGATGGGCTCGCACGCGACGGCGACTCGGCCTCGACGACGCTGCTCCCGATCGGGAGGTTCGCCGAGGATCTCGCCCTGGGAGACAGCTCGGCGACCGTGCTGATCGACCTCTTCGAGGAGGTGTGGGCGCACGGGTTCCTGAACGACGACAGCCCGAACGACATCGACTCCGGGGACCTCTGGTCGGAGGTCTACATCAAGGACGCGATGACGGTCTCGACCTCGTCGGGCAGCTCGACCCGCTCGAAGGCGGGCCGCGTCATCGCGATCGAGGGAGACTACGTCTACGTCCAGGCGGGCGTCGCGGTGACGGGCCCGTCGGGCCTCGGCTCCGACTTCTCGGCCGGCGTCGCCGACAAGGCGGCACTCTCGGCCATCGCAGCGGTGAACCGCTACGAGGGCATGATCGTCACCCTCCAGTCCGACGGCTCGATCTGGCGCTTCGACTCCGACGGCACGGCCACCGAGGACGAGGGGCAGGAGCTCATCGTGGAGCCCGACGCCGGGGACGGCCAGTGGGTCGCGGCCGACAAGTACAAGGTGGTGAAGCTCCCGATCGACTACTCGATGTCGGACGGCGACGCGATCCTCACCGTCCCGGCGGGGTTCGTGCTGCGGCTCGTCGGCCAGCCCTTCTGGGAGGTGACGACGGGCTTTACCGGCGGCTCGAGCTCGGCCATCGGCGTCTCGACGTCGCTGACGGGCTACGAGGCGGGAGGCGACGTCCTCGGCGGCGCCTCGGGCGACGTGGCGGCGACCCTCGTCGCCGGAATCGCCAACGGCACGATCGGCGACGAGCTCGGCGACGAGACGGGCTTCAAGGCGATGCTCTTCGTGGAGGGCGACGAGCTCCAGTTCGACGCCATCACCTCGGCATTCACGGCAGGCGAGGGGTTCGTCTGCGTTCCGTTCGCCATCATGCACCCGGCGGCCTGAGAGGAGATGTAGGAGATGAGCTACCAAGACATGCCGACCTGGCTCCACGAGATGGAGAGCAACATGCGCTCCATCGTCGAGGATGCCTACAGGACCCTGAACGCCCAGACGTGGTGGCGGCGCGTCGCGACCGAGAAGAACTCCATGTCGAAGAAGGAGGTCTTCACCTGGCTGATCTCGACGGCGATGATCCGCAACATGGAGTCGGGCCAGGCGCACTTCGAGGACATGCTCGCCCAGTACACGGAGGTGGAGAACGAGTTCGCGTCGGCCGGGCTGATCCTCAAGAAGGAGCAGCTCGAGGACCTGTTCAACGGGACGCCCGGCGGCGAGGGTCTCCAGCTCGCGGCGCGCTGGGCCCGGGACATCGCGGAACAGATCGCGTACTGGCCCCAGTTCAAGGTGGCGGACGCGATCCTCGACGGCGCCTCGGCCGGACACACGAGCTACGACGGCCTCACCTACTTCAACACGGCGCACTACGTGAACGGGGTGGACAGCGGGGACGGGACCTTCCGGAACCTGCTCAAGCCGACGGGGATGGGGCACGCGACGCGGATCGACGCGGGCGTCACCCTCGACGCCGCCATCGACAACCTGGCTGCGGTCCGGGCCTACATCGCCGGGATCAAGATGCCGAACGGCGTCAACCCGCGGAACCTGCGAATCAAGGCCATCATCCATCCGCCGGCGATGCAGGCGCGCGTGATGCAGCTCTGCTTCGGCACCCTGGTCGCGCAGGACGCGGCGAGCGGCGGAGCCGGCGGGGCGGACGTCAGCCCCATCGTCAAGAGCTGGAACCTGGAGCGCCCGCTGGAGGCGCCCGAGCTCGGGGCGTCCTACACGTCCACGGAGGGCAACGCCGGGTCGGACACCACCTACTACGTCGTGGCCAACGAGAGCGCCGGTGAGGGCGAGCTCGGGGCGCTCGTCTACCAGAACCGCGAGCCCTTCAACATCCTGTACCACGGACCCGAGGCTGCGCCGGAGCTCGCCCGGAAGCGGGAGCTCCAGTACAAGTGCGACGGGCGGAACACGGTCGGCTACGGCCACCCCTACCAGCTCTTCCGCGTGGACGCGGCCGACTGATGAGCGGGTCGAAGCCGAAGGAGGCCGCCCCGAAGTCGAAGGCGGCCTCGACGAAGAAGGCGGCGGCGGCCGAGTCGAAGGCCGCTCCGCCTGACTCGGCGGCGAAGGCAACCCCGGAGGCCGCGGTCCAATCTGGTGCGAAGGAGAAGGCCGTGGAGAAGGCCGACTTCGCCAAGGAGGAGCGATCCCCCGCCCAGAGGAAGGCCGCGGTCGACGGGGTGGAGCTCGCCCGACAACGCCGGCTCGCCCGGGCCGGCGTGGGCGGGGCCCTGTGCGACCTGCTCGGCGTCCCTCTGGACGTCGGGCCTCGGTCGAACCCCTGGCTCCGACCCACCACGATCGGCGATGACATCCTGAGCGAGCTCGGCGCCGTGATCCTCGCATCGGGCATCTCGCCCGAGGCGCTCGAGCGCGCGGCGGCCCGCCTGCGGAAGCGGGGGCCGTCGTGAGCTACCTCACCCTCGCGGAGTACAAGTCCTATTCGGTTCTCCCGTCCGTGGACATCGACGACGTGGAGACGATCCAGGTCGGCTGGATTGACCGGAAGCTGCGGGCGATCTCCTACGGCGTCGATGCTCGCCTCCGCAAGCGCTACGCGGTCCCCTTCTCGGCGCCCTACCCGGATGCGGTCTGCGACTGGGTGGCACGGCTCATGGATGTCGCTCTCCTCCTGAAGCGCGGCGTGGACGCCACCGACGAGCAGTTCGTCTCGATCCTCGAGGACTCGAAGCGGGCCCGGGAGGAGATCAAGGAGGCGGCGGACGCAGAGCAAGGGCTGTTCGACCTGCCGGCCCTCGACACGGCCGACGCCTCGGCCATCTCGAAGGGGGAGCCGCTGGGCTACTCCGAGGCCTCGCCCTACGTGGGCGGGGACGTCCAGGAGGAGCTCGGCCGCGACGAGGACCTCGACGGCTGGGGGTCCGGCGATGGCTGACGGGTACACGGCCATCCAGAGCCTGATCGCTAGGCTCCGGACGCTCGGCGAGTCCCCCGAGGAGATCGCCGCAGACATTGCGCCCGCGCTGCGGGAGGAGCTCGAGGGCAACATCGCGGCATCCCGCGGGCCGGACGGCACGGCGTGGAAGCCCACCCAGGCGGGCAATCCTCCGCTCGCAGGCGCCGCGAAGGGGCTCGACGTGGCGGCCAAAGGGGAGACGGTGACGGCGACTCTGAGCGGCGTCGAGGCCGGTCACCACTACGGCAGGGTACGCGGCGGCGTGGCGAGGCCGATCCTGCCCGGGAGCAAGCTCCCGCCGCAGATCGTGGACCTGGTGACCGGGGTCGCCACGAAGCGATTCCGCCTGATCATGGGTGGCGCCTGATGGCCGACACCCTCGCACTGGAGAAGCTCTTCAACGACGTCGTGGCCCGCTTTGCCGACGAGGGGACCGAGGTGCCCAACGTCTTCGGCTGGCGCGAGCCGGCGCACCGGGGCGGGCAGCAAAACCGGATCGTCTGGGTCCCTGGCGATCCGTCGGGCGCGGCCGGGGCCCTGACCGCTGCCAAGAATCCGGGGCGGAACCCGCGCCCCATCGCGAACCTCGCGGAGCTCTTCACGGTCTACGTCGAGGGGCGCGACTCCTCGGCGCCGGAAGACGAGCTCGCCCAGTACAAGACGGCCCGCCTGCTCTTCGATGCGTGGTGGCGGGCCGTCTACCTGAAACCGCTTGACGGCGAGGCGCGGCAGCTCGTCGTTGTGAAGTCCGCGGCGTGGATGGTCGACCGCGCGACGCGGCGCCATGGCGCCACGCTCCGCGTCGTCTGCTCCGTGGACGCGATGATCCCCGATCTCCCGTACACCGTGGCGGAGGATGTCGAGGCCACCGTCGACGTGCAGCTCGACAGCGACGACAACGAGAGCACCCCGAACACGAGCGAGGACATGGACGTTCCGCCGCTCGAGGAGTCCTGAGAGATGACACAGCCGAGAGTGGATATGACCGAGCTCGACGGCGCGCTGGGCATTCTGCCGCCGACGGAGGGGGCCCTTCCGGCGATCGTCGGGACGTCGACGGACGGCCCGGAGGACACCCCGGCGGCCTACGCCAGGGTCTCGGACGTGGTGGCCGACTTCGGCTTCGGCCCGCTCGTCGAGGCCGCGGCCTACGCGATCACGAAGTTCGGCCGGCCGGTGCTGCTCGTGCGCGCCGGGGCCACGACGGACGGGGAGCTGACGTCGGCCGTGCTGACCGGCTCGGGCACGGCGACTGTGAGCGTGGCCGCGAGTCCCGACCCGGCCGACGACTGCGAGTTTCACATCGAGGTCATCACCGGGGGTGCGCTCGGGACCGCCGGGATCACGTTCAAGTGGTCGATGGACGGCGGGCGGACGCAGAGCGCCGAGATCGCCCTCGGAACCGCGCTGACCTTCGAGTTCCCGGACTCCGGCGCCATCGTGGGGACGGACGTGGAGCTGACCTTCGGCGTGGCCACCGAGACCCTGGTCGCGGGGGACCTCGTGACGTTCCGCTCAACCGCGCCGATGTGGGACGCGACCGACATCGCGTCGGCGATGCTGGCGCTGCGGAAGTGCGCGCAGCTCTGGTCAATCGTCGAGGTGTGCGGCGCGCTCGACGCGACGCTCTTCGCCGCGGTCGAGACGGCGGTCTCGGGAATGCCGGCCTACGGCAAGGATCGGATGTACATCGGGCACGCCAGAATGCCGGACATCGGCGAGAGCGAGGCGACGTACCTCACGGCGCTCGACACCATCTACTCCAGCCTGAGCACCGTCTACGGCGCGGTCTGCGCCGGGAGCGCGAAGATGATCAGCGGCGTCAGCGGGCGCCAGTACCGCCGGCCCCCGAGCTTCTGGGTGGCCCCGGCGCACGCCGTGAAGTCCGAGGAGGTCAACCTGGCGAACGTCAAGGTGGGCCGGATGGACGGCGTGATCATCACCGACGAGAACGGCAACCCCGACGACCACGACGAGAGCACCAACCCCGGGCTCGACGACGCGCGGTTCCTCGTGCTCCGTACCTGGGAGGGGCGGCCCGGCGTGTACATCAACCGGCCGCGGATGCTCTCGACGCCGACGAGCGATTACCAGCTCATCCCGCACCGGCGGGTGATCAACCTGGCAAAGACGGTGGTCCGCGCCTACCTCGAGGAGCGCGTCAACGAGGAGATCCTCGTCAACGCGACCACGGGCTACATCCTCGAGGAAGAGGCCCTCGAGATCGAGGCGGGGGCGAACGCGGCGCTGCGGGGGGCGCTGCTGGCGAAGCCGAAGGCGAGCGGGGCGCGGTTCGTGCTCTCGCGCACCGACAACCTGTTGTCGACGAAGCTGATGAACGGCACGTGCCGGATCGTGCCGATGGCCTATCCGGAGTTCATCGACGTCGAGATCGGATTCGAGAACCCGGCGATCCAGGCCCGCGGGGTCTGAGGGGTAGGAGAGGACCATGGCTGACGAAATCCGAATCAACGGCATCTCCCACTCGTGGGGCTCGGTGAAGCTCAAGATCGCCGGCGAGCGCTACTCGGGCATCTCGTCGATCTCCTACTCGGACAAGCTCGAGACGGCCTTCGGGTACGGCATGGGCAAGGCTCACAAGCCGAGGGCCCAGTCCCGAGGGAAGTACAGCGCCGAGCAGGTGGTCATGAAGGTCCAGACGAGCACCGCGCAGGCGATCCGCGACATGCTGGCGGCCCGCGGCGACGGCACCTCCTACGGGACGGTCACCGTGCCGATCGTCCTCCAGTACCTCGAGCCGGACGACACGCCGATCACGGTGGAGTTCGAGGACTGCCGCCTGGTCGAGGTCGGGAGCAGCGACGAGGAAGGCGCCGACGTGCTCAGCGAGGAGCTCAAGTGGTCGACCTTCGGGATCCTGCGCAACGGCCTGAGTCTCTACCAGGAGTGGTGAGATGAGCGACGTCGAGGACCCGAGGGAGGCGGCGCTGCGGCGCATCCGTGAGGCGCGGGAGAAGAGCGCCGCATTCGAGGAGCAGTCTCGGGAGCGCGAGGAGCTCCGAGAGCTCGAGCGGAAGGCGCGGTTCGAGGAGAACAAGGCGCGGGACCTTCCGCACGTCCAGGCGGCCGAGGAGGAGCACGGTGTGATCCGCGTCGTGAACACCCCGCTCGGCGCGATCGTCGTCAAGAAGCCCCATCACCTGGCGTTCCAGAAATTCACGAGGAAAGCCGCCTCGGCCAAGGGCTTCGACGACATGGACATCTGGCGCCTCGTCAAGCCCTGCATCGTTTACCCCGACGTGGCGAAGGTCGAGGAGATCACCGAGGAGTACCCCGGCGTCCCCGCCCGCCTCGGCAACGCGGTGGTCGAGATGGGCAACGGCGAGGTCGAGGAGGTCGAGGGAAAATAGCGAGCGTCCGGGAGGAGGCGCGGCCGGACGGTGACAGTTACAACGTGCGCCTCGCGGCCGAGCTCCTCCTGGCCGCGCTAGGGACGGCCGAGAGCGAGGACGAGGAGCAGCACGTGAGAGCGGTGGCGGGAGCGATGGAGCTGGCCGAAGGACTGCTCGAGCTGAAGCGCCTTCGCAAGCTCGTCCAAAAGGCTCTCTCGAAGTGACCGATGGCGACGGAGACTGCCAGGTTTGCGCTCGAGCTCGAGGACGGGATCAGCGGCTCGAGCGACTCCGCGCAGGAAGCCCTGAAATCTCTCCAGGCGCAGCTGGACCGCAACACGAGGGCGCTCGTCGAGATGCAGAAGACGATGCGTCTCATGGGGTCGTCCAGGATGATGCGAGTCGATTCGGCTCTCCGGCTGCTCCTGCTCATCTTCAACATCACAGCGGCATACAGGCGACTGACGGGCGGGATCGACCAGGCCGGGCGGGCGAACAAGAAATTCGGCTCGAGCTTCGTCCAGATCAAGCAGTTCTTCGCGAACATCCGTCAGCGTCGGACCCAAAACCTCGCGATCCGGATGGAGTCGCGGGGTATGCAGGAGATGGCCTCGAGGGCGAAGGCCCTGCCATCTCCACTGGCCAGGGTGGGGAAGGCTCTTGTCGCGGTAGGGACCACGGCGGCGGGGGTGCTCGCGGCCGCGATCGCCGTCGCCGTCGTTGCCGCGGCTGTCGCGGTACTGGTGGCGCTGGTCGCGGCCCTCGGCGCGCTCGCTGTCGCCACCGGCAAGGCGACGGCCCAGCTCCTCCGCTACGCCGCGGCGCAGGGTGACGCGATGCGCTCGGAGCGCTTGCGCCTCGAGGGGCTCGGCACGCTGCACCGATGGATGCGACTGTCGTCCGAGGACGCGGCCCAGATGTCTGAGAGCATCAACCGGGTCTCCGAGCGCGTCCCCCTGGCGCGCAGCCAGATCGCGGGCTACGGCCAGGAGCTCCACCGGCTGGGCATCCGGGGGCGGGCCGCCGAGGACGCCCTCGAGGCGCTCTCCATCGCGCAGGCCGTGCAGGGGGACCTGGGCCGGCGGCGCCTCATGATGCTCGTGCGGGAGGCGGGGCACAGTGAGGGCGCGATGCACGACCTGGCGGAGCGCGTCCGCCGGGAGCTCGGGGGCGTCGCGGCCGCGCAGATGCGGTCGCTGTCGATGCTGTCGACGAAGCTCCGCGAGTCCCTCCATGCGCTCTTCACCGGGATCAACCTCGAGCCGCTCCTCTCCGGTCTCCACCGGCTGACGCAGCTCCTGAGCCAGAACACCGAGTCGGGCCGGGCGCTCCGGGCCATCATGTCGGCCATCCTCGGCCCCCTCGTCGACGAGCTCGGGGGCACCGCGCCGGCGATCGAGTACTTCTTCAAGGAGCTCGTGATCCTCGCCCTGCGACTGGCGATCGTGTTCGTCCGGGTGCGGAACGAGATTCAGCGGACCTTTGGACCTCGGCTGCTCGGCCGGATGCTCGAGAACCGGCAGGCGATGGACTATCTGAGGATCGGCCTCATCGCCGTCGGCCTCGTTGTCGTGGGGCTGGCCGCGGCCGTCTTCGTGCTGACCATGGTGGTGGTCGGGCTGCTGATGCCGGTCCTGGTGCTGGCCTGGGAGCTCTACCTGCTCTACCAGCGGGGCCAGCGGCTGGTCGCGTTTCTCGCCGAGCTCTATGAGTTCTACACGTCTGTGGACTGGAGCGACGCGGGCCGGGCGATGATCGAGGGGATCATCCAGGGGCTTGACACGGGCGTTGCTCGCCTGCGCCAGGCCGTGACCAACGTCGCGACCGACGCCATGAACGCGTTCCGGGCGGCGCTCGGGATTCACTCGCCGTCGGCCGTCTTCGCCGGGTTCGGCCTGGCAATCCCCCAGGGCGTGGCCGAGGGCGTGGAGCGGGGCTCGGCCGAGTCGACGCGCGCCGTCGGCAGCATGCTCTCGACGACGACGAGCCGGGTCACGTCGATCCAGGGCGGGCCCTCGAGGGCGGTGAGCGTCGGCGAGCTCCACGTCCACGTCGGGGCCGAAGGCGAGGGTGGGGAGGACACGGCCCGGCGCGTGACCGACGCCCTCCGCGAGTTCTTCGACACCGGGCTAGCGACGGAGCCGGCCTGATGCCCTTCGACCCGATGCGGCGGCCGGAGGACGCGGTCTACATCAGCGATCGGCTGGTGCCCGGGATCGTCGTCATCAAGGGGCTCAAGGCTGAGCGGGAGTGGGAGGAGCGGCGAGCCTTCGGGATGATGGGGAGCCGCCTCCGCTACAAGGGGCAGCGGCTCTCGCACTTCTCGCTCGAGGTCAGCCTCTACACCGAGGAGGACTGGGACGCCTGGCTCGAGTTCGGGCCGCTCATCCGGAGGCCGCCGCCGCCCGATCGCAGCCAGCTGGGGGCCATCACCTCGATCCCCAGTCTCTACCGGGTCATGCGGAGCCAGGCTCCGCCGCTGTCCATCCGGCACCCGCTCCTCGAGGAGTATCGAATCCGCCAGGTCGTGGTCGAGGACGTCGTGGCGCCCGTCCAGGACGAGCACGGAGTCTGGAAGGTCGAGATCAAGCTGATCCAGTACCAGCGGCCCCAGCGCGTGCTGTCGACCTCGGGAGGGCGGGACCGGGAGTCGGGCACGAGCGAGCAGGACCGGGAGATCGCGAGGCTGACCGCGGAGCTCAACCAGCTCGCCGCCGAGGGGAACCGATGAGCGTCGTTTCCGTCGACGGCTACCCGCTCGTCTCGGTGGAGCTCCACGTCCCCCACCGCGGGGCCTGGTGGGCTCGGCTCGATCTCGTGGACGCGCCCGAGCTCGAGGGGAGCGTCGAGATCGCGGTCGACGAGCTGCGACTGAGGGGGACAGTGGTGCCGGAGCGAGACGGGACGCACGGCGGGCATCGCCGGGCGCTCGTCTTCGCCGGCGCGGCGGGCTGGGGGAGCGAGGTGGAGCCGCTGCACTACCGCAGCGACACGGGCGTGCGAGCGGTCCTGGTGGCGGAGGACGCGGCGCGGGCGGGCGGGGAGACCCTGGGGACCTTCGAGGCCGCCGAGGAGCGCCTCGGGCCCCACTACGTCCGGCAGGGCGGGCTGGCCCGGCGGGTGCTCGAGGACGCGATCGGGGACGTGCTCTGGTGGGTGGACTACGAGGGCGTGACGCACGTCGCGGCGGAGCGGCCCGAGGTCGAGGCGACCACCGACACCCATCGCGTCCTGGACTACGACCCGCTGGAGCGCGTGGCAACGCTGGAAATCCAGGACCCGCGCGGCGTGGTCGTGGGCTCGCGGCTCGAGGAGGGGCTCGACGAGGCCCAGGTGGTTCGGGAGCTGGACCTGCGTGCGTCGCCGGCTGGCCTGCGAATGCAGGTGTGGACGGGGGCGGGCCGCTACGGGCTCGCGGACAGTCAGGCGTACGCGGTGCATCGCCGGTACTCCGAGCGGCACCTGTGGGGCTCCTGGCGCTACCGCGTGACGAGGACGACCGCGGACGGGATCGACGCTCGCCCGGTGCTCAGCGCGCACGGGCTGCCCGAGCTTGTCGGCGTCGAGTTGTCGCCGGGGGTCCCGGGCTGCGATCTCAACCTCCAGGCGGGCCTCGAGGTCCTGGTCGAGTTCATCGAGGGGGACCGCGCGCTGCCCCGGGTCGTGGCGTTCGCGGGGCACGACCAGGCGGCGTGGACGCCGCTGCGGCTGACGCTCGACGCCGACGTGGTCGAGCTCGGCGACGGGGCGGCGCACGAGGTGGCGCTCCACAACCTGGTCGAGGACGAGCTCGACGCGCTCAAGTCGGCCGTGAGCGGCGCCGGCGTCACGGCTGGCGACGGTGGCGCCGCGTTCAAGGCGAATATCCTGTCGGCCCTGGCGTCGTGGCCCGGCTCGACGGGGGCCTCGAAAGTGCGGGCCGAGTGATGGCCTGGCACCCGATCATCAACGTCGCGTGCCCGTGGGCCGGCGGGGGCGGGGAGTGCGGCGCCCACGTCGCCGCACTCTGGCGGAAGAACTGCCTCAAGGCTGCGGGGCTCTCCGTGATCGGTTCGGGCGATGGTGACTCGCTCCATGGTGGGGCTGGCGTCGACGTGCTCAGCAACGCGCTCCCGACGCCGGCCGCGGGGTCCTTCGCCAATCCGGACGCCTGGATCGGCCTCGAGCAGCCGGACGGCTCGCAGCTCGTGCTCCAGAACAAGAATGGCTCGGTCAATGTCTTCCTGCACGCGTACTCCGTCGCCGCGGGATTCACTGGGGGCGGGATCTCGGCTCGGCCCACGGCCACGGACGAAGTTTGTTGGGGTCACCCTCACGCCCCGGCCAGCGAGGCGAAGTTCGCCCTAAATATTGATACGTACCTGAATTTCATCTACGGCGACGAGGAGGACGGGCTCATCCCGTGGTTCTTCTGGCAGGCGGCGGCGAGCGGGGGCGCGCCGGGCTTCGCGGCCGGCTGTTGTGGCCACGTCCTGCTCCGCGACGTCGCTACGGGCGAGCAGGACCCGTCGATGCAGTACGATTACCTCGACGGGCAGTGGGCGCCCTTTGACTCGCTGCTCCGTGACGGGGCGTGGTTCGACCTCGGGGGCGGCGGGGAGGCGTACAAGACCCTCTATGCGGGCGGCATCATCCTGCGGGGCGTCTCATCGTACCTGCCGGAGAAGTCCCTGGCGAATCCGACCGACTCCCTCCGCCGCACGCGCCGCGCCGACTGGTGGCACGTCGACGGGGGGCTGACGAATGCCTATTGGCGGGGTCGGTCGGACGCGATCCTCTCGCCCTGGGACATCGGCGCCGGGGCCGACTATAACAAGCTGGCCCGGGACCAGAACGGCGAGATCTACGTCGCCATGGCTGGCACGTCGGGTTCCCGGGGCCTCCTGATTCCCGGCTGGCCCGACGTTTCGACCTGCCCGCTCCCCGACCTCGGGGGCGGTGTCAGCGTCGAGGATGTGGTGCTGATCGAGGAGCTCGGCGGCGACGCGACGGCGCCGACTTTGACGGTGGTGAGCCCGGCCGGCTCGGACATCGGACCGCGCCAGCCCTTCGTGATCGACGTGACCGACGACGCGGGTCTCGGGCTCGTGGTGCTCACGGTGGAGCTCGGCTCGGCTCACGAGGTGGTCTGGCTGCGCGACGCCTTCGCCGCGGGCTACTCGGCGCTTTCGACCTGCACGCCGATCGCTGGCGGCTATCGCTTCGCAGTGAACCGGGCCGGCGGCTGGCCTTCCTCGCCCACCTTCCACGTCGAGGCGATCGACCTCGGGGGCAATCTGGGGGCGTGACCGATGCCGACGTACCCCTTCACCCTCGTGACCCCCGGGAGCGGAAGCAGCGCCGTCGCTACCTCCTCGATCCCGGAACCGCCCTTCGGCTACGGCTGCGATCTCTGGTGTGAGTCCGACCTCGACCCTCGGATGGCCGAGGTGTCCGACTCGGCCCTGGTGCTCGCTCAACACTGCGTGCGCCGGCTGGATACGCCGAACGGGCTACCCGACGACGACGAATGGGGTATGAGCCTCGCCGACTACTGCAACCGGCCCACGACGCGGCAGGAGCTTTACGAGCTCGAGGGTGCCATCGCGGCGGAGCTCGTGGACGACGACCGGATCGACGAGGTGCACGCCGCGGTCGAGGCGAGCTCCGACTGTCGGACGCTGACGGTCACCCTGCGGATCGTGCCGATGGATCCGCTGAGCGAATTCTCGTTGACGCTCTCGGTCTCGGACACCGGCGTGCTGCTCGAGGAGATGAGGGCATGAGCTACACCCTGGCCGAGCTGACTACCGCACAGACGGCCGACGAGGTCGAGGCGGCGATCTACACCGCGGTGGAGAGCCGCGGGGCGAAGACCACGGCGTGGAAGCCGGGCGCGGTCGTGAGGACCATCATCGCCGGCGTCTCCATCGTGCTGGCGGCGCTGTCGTCGCTGGTGGCCTCGATCGCGTCGGGCGGGTTTCTGGAGCTGGCGACCGGGTCGTGGTTGACGCTGGTCGCCCGGTACGTCTTCGGCGTCGAGCGCCTCGACGGGACCTTCGCGACGGGCGACGTGACGCTGACGAACGCGAGCGCGACGCCCTACTCGGGAGGCGCCGACGACCTCATCGTCGCGAATTCGACGACGGACGCGGTGTACCGCTCGACGGGGGCTTGGTCCGTTCCGGCCTTCGGCGTGGCCGACGTCGAGGTAAGCGCGGTCGAGGCGGGCTCGGACAGCACGTCGCCGGCTGGGGACATCGATACGCTGGTAACCACCCTGAGCGGTGTCACGGTGAGCAACGCGGCCGCACTCGTGGGCACCGATGAGGAGGAGGACCCGGCGCTTCGGACTCGCTGCCTGGAGCGGACCGGGGCGCTTTCGCCGAACGGGCCGAAAGACGCCTACGGCTACGCGGCGCGCAACGCGGTGAACTCGGACGGTGACGCCATCGGCGTGACCCGCGTCGCGACCGAAGCAGTCGGCGACGGGTCCATCAACGTGTGGGTGGCGACGGCCTCCGGGGCCGTGACCGGCGATCCGGCCGACCCTGACACCGATCTCGGCGCGGTGGCGGCGGCCATCTACGAGCAATCCGAGCCGCTCTCCGTGGAGGCCGTGGTGGACAGTGCGACGGCTCTCACGATTCCCGTCACATACGAGGTCTGGATCTACACGAGCGCCGGCCTGACGGCGGCTGAGGTCGAGGCGCTCGTCTCGACGGCCCTGACGGCCCTGCTCGCGGCTACACCGATCGGCGGCCACCTCGTGAGCGGAGCTCGCAGGGTGTACGTGGACGACATCTCGGCCGCTATCGACGCGGTGGACGCTCGCATCTTCCACGTCGACGTGATGGCGCCGGCGGCTGACGTCGTCGTGGACATCGACGAGGTTCCCGTGTTGGGCACCGTGAATGCGACGGTCCACCTCGTCGCCGGGGGGGACCTGTGAGTCTGCCGAGCTTCCTCCTGATGTTTGAGGCGGTGATGCCGCCGTGGCTGATGCGGACGGAGGGCCTCAAGCTCATCGGGGGCATCGCCGACGTGATCGACGACCACCGCGACCGGGCCGTCGCCGGCGTCAAGCTGCGCCTCCCCGGGCTCTACACGCTCGAGGGCGTCGACATGATCGGCCGGGAGCGACGGCTGCGGCGCGGCCCGAACGAGGATGCGGAGCTGTTTGCGGCTCGGCTGCTGCGCTGGTGGGAGGACCACCGGACGCGCGGCAACGGCTACGCGCTACTCGAGCAGATGCTGGCGTACCTCGTCGACACGATCGACCCGCCCTACGAGGTCATTTCCTACCGGGGCGTGCGCCATGAGATCGACGCCAACGGGGCGATCACCAGGGATTCGGTCACCTGGGGGACCGACGAGACCGGCATGTGGGCGCGGCTCTGGGTCTTCCTCTACGACCCGGATCCCGGCCCGGCCAGCGCGGCGACGATGGAGCTGTACGCGGCCATCGTGCGCGACTGGATTCCGGCCCACGTCAGCCATTGCTACGTGGTCGTCCTGCATCCTGACACGAGGCTCTGGGACTATCCGCAGCCGGTGCCCGACTGGGATGACGGCTGGGACTGGGAGGACGGGCCCACGATCGTCGACGCGGTGGAGGTGTAGGGAGATGCCGAAGGATCTGACCGATTCGAGCGAGTTCCGGACGGTGACGGTCCCCGTCGGGAGCGACCCGGCCACGGCCGCGAGCGTCGAGGACCCGTGCCAGGACCTCGCCGACAGGACGCGATACCTTCTCGACCGACTCCTCGTCGACCGGGCCGGGTGCTGGGACGACGCCGACGTCGCCGGCGTGACCGGCTCGACCTGGGGCGGGACCTCGATCCCGCGGGCCGTCTGCCACGACGGCTCGGATCACGTCTTCAGCGCCATCAACAGCGCTGGCGACATCATCATCACCTGCGACGCGGGCGTCGGCGGGTCTCCGCTCGCCGCCGGCGGGGCGGGCACCGACTGGCGCGACGAGGCCGGATCGCTGCCCTCGGGCTTCCCCTGGGGCGGCGGCGGAAGCTACGTCGACGTCGAGGCCGACGGGGCCGGGGCTCGAGTCGCCGTCAGCGACTCCGCCGCGAGCCAGCTCGCCGAGGCCGCGGCCGTGGACGGCGGGTGGACGGCGCGAAGCCCCGCGACGGGCGCCGTGCTCTGGGGCCATGTCGAATACGACCCGGCCTCGGGCCTCTGGCTCATCGGCGGCAACGGGGGGGAGATCGAATCGAGCCCCGACCGCTCGGCGTGGACGGCGAGGACCTCGGGGCTCTCGGCGCAGATCGTCAGCATGAAGGCGAACCGGGACACGTCCGACCCGTGGATTCTCGCCTGCACGACGACGAACCTCTCGCGGAGCCAGAACGGGACGTCGTGGAGCGCCGCGGCCCACGGCCTCGGCGGCGCCATCCAGGCCCTCGCCTACGACGCCTTCCTCGGTCGCTGGGTCGGCATCATGTGGGCCTCGGGCGGGACCGTCTACTCCGACAACCAGGGGCAGAGCTGGACGGCGGGCGGGGCGCTCCCCGGGGCCGCAACCCCGGTCGGAGCTCAGAACGTGCGGATCGCGGCCGACGGCCAGGGGACGTTCGTCGCGACGATCGACATGGCCCCCGGGGCCGGAGCGGGCATCCGGCAGATGTTCGTGACGCGCGACGGCGGGGTCACCTGGCGGCGGGTCGACCACCCCGAACGACGGGTGGCCGCCGGCGCCGGGACCGGCCGAGGCCCCTGGTCGGCGGGCATCGCCTACGGCGACGGGCGCTTCGTGACCATCGGCGACGAGCCGGCGCCGGGCGCCTGCGGGCTCTTCGGTCACCAGGTGGTGGAGTAGGAGGATCAGATGAGCGGAATCTCAGACGAGGGACGCAAGACGGCGCTGGACGCGTACCCGGTCCGACTGCTGCCCGGCCCGGGTGACAGGTCGCACCTGATCGCGGCGTCGGCGGCCTTCGGCCCCTTCGAGGAGGGCGATTACGTCACGGTGGCCATCACGGAGCTGAGCTACCTGGCGACGGGCGACGAGTCGGTGGTGGCGACCACGGCCGGCGTGCGGCTCCCGGCCGGGGTCTACGATTTCGCGATCCCGCAGGGCGTGACACACGTCGCGCTGGTGAGCAGCGAGTACGCCGCTGCCGGCGCGGTCTGGAAGAGCTGAGATGCGCCGCGGGCTGTACCGGCATGGTCGCGCTGCGGGGGGCGAGCGGCCCCTCTACGACCTCCCGCTCGACTCGGTCTTCGACGCTCGCGTCGACATCCCCAAGTTCTTCGGCGTGCCGGACTTCCTCTGGGTGGACGGCGACGGCAACACCCCGACGATCGGCCCGACACTCACCGCGACCGGCTCCCCCGCGAGCGGCGAGCCGACGCCGTGGCAGCTCGAGGACGCGACTGCCGTGACCTGCGAGGAGCACGACGGGGCGACCTGTCGCACTGAGACCGGCACATCCATGGACCCCGCAGCCGGAGAGGATGTCATCGTCGCTGCGCTCTGCAAGGTGGGCGCCGGGATAACGAACTACGAGCGCCCCATCAGCACCCGCCCCACGGCGGGGAAAGGCATCTGGCTAGCCTACGTCGGCGGGAACATCTACGGGTACGTTTCCGGTGACAGCCAGGTCAACACCGGCGGTCTGGCCCCAGCCTTGGGCGGGTGGTCGCTATTCGTCCTCGTCGTTGACCGCGACGGCAACACGACGCTCTACCAAAATGGCATCGCGTCCACGTCAGTCGCCACCCCCTCCGGCGATCTAGGAGCGGACAGCGGACTCGGTCTCATGGCTGCCACCGACGCTGGCACCAAGATGCACGGGGGGATGGCCTGGGCGACGTGGCAGACCGGCGCCGGCCTTGCCGACGCATGGCTCGCCGACTCCGCCCGCCGGGTCTTCGACCTGACCGCCCGCGGCCTCGGCATCTACCCGAAGAGCGGCGGGCGCGTGCTCGGGCTGCCGACCTTTGCGCGGCCGAGCGCGGCAAGCTGGGCGGATCGAAACGGGCGGGAGCACCTCGCAAGCTCGGGGCTTCCCCGCGCGGGAGACCGCAAGAGTGGCGGGGAGTCTGGCATCCGCCTCGCGCCGGGCCGCACGAACAAGTGCTACCGCAACGTCAACCCGGCCGATGCGACGGGCTGGTCCGCGACTGGCGGGACCCTCGATGTGGTCGACGACTCCACCCAGCTTAAGACCGACGGCTTCGACTGCTGGGGTCCAAACGTCCACCGTTTCGCCCCCGGTGGCGGCGACCAAGTAATGTACGGGGGGGCGGCGACCGGCAACACGAACAAGCACGCGGCGAGCGTCCTCCTTCGTGGCACCGTCGGTGGCGAGAGCGTGGACATCGGCGTCCGGGACGCCTCCGGCGGGGGATTCACCAACTGGTACACCGCGACGCTTACGACCTCGTGGCAGCGCTTCGAGGTGCCAGACAAGACGCCCGGCGACACGGACGAGGTCTTCGCCCTCGACTGCGACGCGGGGGACACAATCCTGGCCATTGCCGAGCAGCTCGAAGAGGGCGTCCGTTGTACATCGACGATCCCGAGTTGGGCGACCGGCGCCGGCGCGGCTCGCCCTGGGGAGAGTCTCACCACCCCCTGGACCGGCTGGGACGCTCAGGGAGGCATCGAGGCCGGGGTCACGCCGATGGGATGGAGCGGCGGCGAGGCCGGCTCCTACAACCATGTCCTCATCCACGCGAGCGGCGGAGGGTACGGCCCCTTGATGATGGACACCGGCGACGGACAGCCGGCCAGCTCCGACGGCACAACCGCATGTCGCTTCACCGCCGGCGCCAACCCCGTCGACGGGTCGAGGATGCACGTCCGCGTAGGTTGGGGGCCCCAGCAGATCGTGTGGTGGGAAGGACACGCCCCCGAGACTGTCACCCAGCCCTATGACGGTCAGTATATTGGCTCGGGTGCCCTCCTCGCCCAAGCCAGCCTCGCAGAGGTGAGTATCGACAACCTTCGATGCTTCCGGAGGTACGGACCATGATCGCGATCCGCGCCCGCATCGTGGAGACAGAATCCCTCGGCCAGGCCATTGACCCGGAGACCGGCGGACTCGGCCCTGTCCAGCTTTTCCCGCGCCTCACCCCCGAGGGTCTCGAGGAGCGCTTCGACTGGGTGCCGACCGAGGAGCCCGTCAAGGGCGCCGAACAGGTTGTGTTCTGCCCCCCCGACGCCGTGCCCGAGGATGACCCACGCCTGCTCGGGCCCGACGACGTGCCCATCCGCGACGACCTCCCGGCGACGCACCCGCTCCGAGGGAAGCGCGCCCTCCGGGTGGTCCCCGCCGGCATGCCCGATTGCACCGTCGCCGACGGGGGGCGCCTCGCTCCCCTCGACCTGAAGACCGGGCTCCCCGTGGGCTCGGCCGAGCCCGGCGAGCTCGGCGAGGTGGAACGCGGTGGGCCGTAAGAGCGCCAGCGACCCGCCCTCGGCCGCCTGCCTCACCTGCGAGGCGTGGCGGGGGGCGAGGTGGTGGCGGCGCTGGGCGCCGGTGCTCATCGGCGCTGCGCTCGCCGCGCTCGTGCCCATCGGGGCGACGGCGGCGACCGCCTGTGCGAGGTCGGCCGTGGCGGAGGAGCGCGTGAGGACGCAGGGCGAGGCGGCACAGGCCGCCAGCGACGAGCGCCAGCGGCTCGCCGCGCAACAGGCTGAGGCGACGAAGCTGGCGGCGGAGCGGTGGGGGAGGGTCGAGGGGACGCTCCAGTCGATAGACCGGCGCCTCGGGCGACTCGAGGACAGGAGGGACCGATGAGAACCGCAGGAACCGCCGCGGCGATGATCGTCGCGCTCGTCGTGGGCGCCATGCTGGCGCCGAGCTGCTCCGGCACACAGCCGAGCCCGCAGGTGGTCGAGGCCCTCGAGGCCCTCCCCGGGGCCCTGGACGCCGCCGAGGACGCCCTCGAGGCGCTCCGGCCGATCCTCACGCGGGAGGACCTGGAGCTGACCGACAAGGACCGGGAGGACATCGACGCGGGCCTCGACGCGATGCAAGGCGTGGTCGAGCTCGGCCGCGCCCTGGTCCGCGATGCCCAGCACGCGACCGAACGCGGGGGCTGGGCCTGGGCCGAGCTGGTCATCGACGCCATCGGGCGCCTTGTCCGCTGGCTCAAGGACGATCTCGGCGTCGCTGTCCCGGGCGCCGTCACCCTCGCGGCCGACGCCGCACACCTGCTCGTCCCGGCCATCGCCGGGGCGGTGGAAGGAGACTGAGACCATGGATCCGTCCGCTTTCGAGTACCAGTCCATGATCGCGGCGATCGAGTCGGGGGAGTCCTGGCCGATCGCCGGGGTCGTCCTCCTCTTCGCGCTCGCGGTCTTCCGGTCCGGCGTCGAGCCGAGACTGGGGACCAAGACGCGCGAGCTGACCAGCATGCTCTCCGGGGGGCTGGCCGTCATGGGGACGGCCTGGGCCCTCGGCACCATCTGGTGGCACGGGGTGATCGCCTGCTTCGGCGGTTTTCTGCTCTCGGCGGGGTTCTACGCGCTCCTCTTCAAGCGGCTTCTGCCCTCGGGTCTCGGGGGCCTGCTCGGGCTCCTCGCGGCTCTCGGGGCGATTCTGGCGCTCGGAGGATGCGATCCCGAGGATCGCGGCCTCATGATCATCCGGGGCGTCGAGACCCACGCCGCCGCGTACCCTGTCCCCGTCTCGGCCGAGCCCGAGGTGCTCGAGGAGACCCTCGATGCGGTCGACTGGCTGAACGGGCAGGCGTCCGCCCCGCGGCCCTGCGAGTTCGGCGCGGGCATCTGCGTCGCGACGATCATCTGGGCGGAGCTCGTCGACGAGGGCCTGGGGGTGGTCCACGTCATGGACGGCACGACGGCCCCCGACTCCGGGGGCTACACCACCGTGGAGATCGCCGAGAGCGGCGCCATCCTCGCCGCTGATGTCGTGGTTCAGGTCGGTTACTCCGAGCCGCACCACCTGCGGCACGAGCTCGGCCACGGCGTGCTGGGCCTCGACGATGACCCGGAGAGCGTGGACCTGGGCTCCATCATGTCGAGCCCGAACACCCCGCCGGACGGGGAGGTCACGGATCACGACTGGGCCGAGGCCCAGCGGGCCTGGGACTGGACGCTGTAGCAGGCGCATCTGAGCGCCGGAGGGTAGAGAGATGGCTGGGAAAAGTGACACATGGGAGCAGGGGCTGATCGATCTGCTCTTCAAAAACGTCGATTTCACCGAGGTGGGGGACAGCGGCGGGCTGCTCGGGAGCGCCTCCGCCGGGAACCTGTACTTTTCGCTCCACACGGCCGATCCGACGGACGCGGGCGACCAGACCTCAAGCGAGATCGGCTACACGTCCTATGCGCGCGTCGCGGTGGCTCGCGGCGCGGGCTTCACGCGGACCGGGAGCTCCGTCAGCCCCGCCGCCGCGGTGACCTTCCCCACGGGCACCGGCGGCAGCGGGACGGCGACGCACTTCGGCGTGGGAACGGCGGCGAGCGGCGCGGGGAAGCTGCTCTATGCCGGGGCCATCACGCCGAACATCGTGTGTGGGGATGGGGTCACCCCCGAGCTGACGACGGCGACGGCCATCACCGAGGACTGATGTCGTGGCGACGGAGCGCCAGTCGCCCGACGCGATCCTCGCGAGCACGAACCTATCGGGCACCGTCGGCGACATCGACGACGACCCGGACAGCCCGGATGCGAACTGGCTGACGGCCACGTCGGCGCAGAATGACACCATGGTGCGGGTGTCGTTTCCCTCGCCGACGGGGGACCCTTCCACCGGGGCGGGGCTACAGGAGTTCCGATGGTGGGTGCGGCGAGACGACAATCCGGGCGGTAGCGATCCGTCGTATTCGGTGCACCTGTACGACGACGGCAGCGACAAGGGCGAAATCGCTAGCGGCACGATCTCGTCGACGACCGGGGAGATCATCTCTGCGACCTGGGACGCCTCGAGCCTCGACAACGCCGACGGCTCGACCGTCGAGGCGTACGTCTACTTCACGGTGGTCAAGAAGAACTCGGGCGAGATCGGCGCCGTCGAGTGGAACGTCGAGTATGGGGGAGCTACCCAGGCGGCCGGCTCCTCTGACGGGACCTCGACGGCCTCGGCCGACGGCGAGTCGACCGCCGAGGCTGACGGCAGCTCTGACGGCACGTCGACCGCCGGAGCGGAGGGCGAGTCGACCGCCGAGGCCGACGGCGCTAGCGACGGCACGAGCACGGCTGCGGCTGTCGGGTCGTGGGTTATCGAGGGAGCCGGAGCCTCCGACGGCACGAGCAGCGCGGCGGCGACGGGCGCTTCGATGGCCGAGGCCGACGGTAGCGCCGACGGTACCTCGGGCGCCGCGGCGACCGGGGAGTCGACCGGGGAGGGCGACGGGGCCTCCGACGGAACGTCCGACGCCACCGCCGTGGGCGCCTCCACGGCCGAGGCGGCGGGCAGCTCTGACGGCACGTCGACGGCCGAGGCCGTCGCTACGACCCCCGTATCTCAGGCAGTCGGGACGAGCGACGGGGGGAGCACCGCGGCTGCTACGGGTGCAGCCACCGGCGAGGCTGCCGGCGCCTCCGACGGGGGGAGCGGTGCGGCGGCCGTCGGGGCCGCCACCGGCGAGGGCGACGGGGCCAGCGCGGGGACCTCGACGGCCGGGGCGGAGGGCGAGTCTACCGCCGAGGCCGACGGCGCTAGCGACGGCACATCGGGCGCCGCGGCGGTCGGTGTCGGCAAGAGCACGGCCTATGGTGCCTCGGCTGGCACCGCCGGCGCTGGGGCGGTTGGCACGTCCACCGCGGCGAGCTCGGCCAGCTCTGACGGGGCGTCGACGGCCGAGGCCACGGGTGCCTCGACGGCGGCCGCGGCGGGGAGCTCGGCCGGAGTTGCGACGGCATCCGCGCAGTCTGAGGCCGGCGGATCGGATGGCCTGAGCGCCGGAACCTCGACAGCGGCAGCCGTGGGCGCCTCGACAGCGGCAGCCGTGGGCGCCTCGGGGGGCACGTCGACCGCGGCGGCGCAATCCACGGCGATCGGGCCGGCTGGTCTCAGCGTGGGGACCTCGACGGCCGAGGCCGTGGGCGCCTCGAGGGCCGAGGCGGTGGGTGTAGCAGCGGGAGCGGCGACGGTCGGCGCAATAGCGCTCATCCCGGACGTCTCGACCGCCGCGAGGATGGCCAGCGCCATCAACGGGTCGGCGAGCATCAGCAGCCACGTCAGCGTCGCCGCTGACCTGGCATCGTCATTTCAGGCGACGGCGAGGATCTGATGGGAAGCTCAATTCTCAGAAAAGGCGATGTCGGGGTCGTCGTGAGCGTCACCCTTGGCGAGGACATCAGCGACGCGAGCGAGGTGGAGATCGTGCTCGTGGGCCCCTCCGGGGCCAGGAAGGTCGTCGAGGCGGAGGCCAGCTCGAGCTCGGCGGTCTACATCACCGAGGCCGGGGTGTTCGACGAGGAGGGGTCCTGGGTCGGCCAGGTCCACGTCGTGCAGCCGGAAAAGGACCGGCGGTCGTCGGTCTTCCTGATCGTGGTCGAGAGGGCACTATGAAGCACGCAGACTGTCCAGGCATCCTCATCGGCGGCGTGGAGCAGCCGTGCGCGGCCCCCGTGCTGCGGTGGGAGGAGACCGGGCTCGAGTTCAAGGTGGGCCGGGACCCCGGGGCAACGCGCCGCGAGCGGCTCATCGACACGATCGTCTTGCACTGGACCGGCGCCGAGAACCCGCCCGAGCGGGTCTATCAGACCCTTCTCCAGCGCAAGTGCGGCGTCGAGGTGATCATCTCGGCCGAGGGCACGGTGTATCAATGCTGCGACCCGGTCTTCGTCGACGCCCACGACTGCGGGCGGAAATGGGACCGGCGGAGCATCGGCGTCGAGATCGTCTCCTACGGCTTCCAGTGGCCGCCGTGGGCCCGCTGGTCGCTCCGGCCCGTGCCCGCTGCCGGGCGCAGCCGGCGCCTCCTCGAGACGCGCTGGCGGGGCCGGCGGGCCTTCGTCGCGGCCTTCCACGAGGAGCAGATCATCGCCGTCAAGGCTCTCGTCGACGCGCTCCTGGATGCGCTGCCGGGCATTCCGGCGGTCGTCCCCCTCGACGACCAGGGGCTCGTGCTGGACCGCCCGATGACCCGTGCCGAGGAGCGGGCCTGGAAGGGCGGGGTGCTCGGGCACCTGAACATCACGACCCGGGGCAAGCCCGACCCCGGCGTCCCCCTCCTCGAGGAGGTCGCCGCCTACCTCGGCGACTAGGCCGCGGTTCCCACGCTCGGCTTGACGCGCCAGGACGGGGGGACGAGGATCGCCGGGGGGCGGCGCCGAGGGGGTCAGCGACGGGCGACGCGGGGGCTCCGCCGAGGGGGCCTCGCGATGCAACGATTCGGCCGTTGGGGGAGCTTCACAACCATCGCCATCGTGACCGGGCTCGTGCTCCAGTGCGGGCCCGAGGCCGTCGACCAGGTGCTCGACGGGAGCCCGGACGCGTTCGCTGAGGTGGACGGCGGCGGAGTCTGCGACTGCGGCGCCGAGCTCGCCGCCCTGGGGAGCCGCCTGGGGGGCCTCGAGGAGCGACTCGCGGAGGCGGAGGGCGAGCTCGAGGCCCTGGCGGCGCGGCCGGGGGTGCAGCGGACGGTGATTGTCGGGGAGCTGCCAGGTGCGGGTGGGCTGGAGTTGCCGATCCCGGGTTTCGACGCCGACGACATGCCGGCCGTGCAGGTGTTCATCCAAGGGGCCGGGGGCGAGCTCGGACACTGGCAAGAGGCAGAGCTGGTGATTCGAGCCGATGGGACCATCTACGCAACAGCATCCGCTCCGGGGCCCGCCTACCGCGTCGTTCTCGTCCGTTGACGCGCCCCGGGCGCCTTTCCCTGCGATTCCAGGCTTTTGAGGAATTTTTTCTCTTCCATTCCATACCGGCTCCGAGTATGATACACAGTCGAACGCCCGCCTCGGGGGTTCCGCATCGGTGGCTCCGGCCATCGGCCGCGGGTCCGGCCCCCGACGGCGGGCATTTTTGCTTGACCCCCCCACTGCCGATGGCTTAGAAGAAGAGCACGGACCCGCGGCCGGCTGAGAGCCGCCCGCACACAGACGAGCGCGACGCACGACCCCAGGCGCTACCCATGCGCTCGCCAGGGTGCGCGGCCCCCACCCGCCGCACAGTGGCCGGGCTCACGCCCGGAAGGAGGGGGGGGATCGTGCCCCGTTACCCATGGGACCTCATCGTCCTCGACGTCTCAGACCCGCCGCTGGAGCCTGAACCGCCACCCAGGCGGCAATGTCCACCATCCGACGTGCCCCCCGGGGCTGACCGTGTACCGCTTTTCGCACCCCGCGGAGTGCGAGCGATAGCCGAAAAAGCGCTCAAGAGCGGGACAGACCTGGAATCCGCCATAGGAAAAGCGATGCGCACCGCGCAGCCCGCGTTGCAGGACACTGACGGCCAGAGCGACACAGAGCCCCCCTGGCATGATGCTCGCTTGGGGGGCCTCCCCATGTTGCCGGCCCTGCTCACCTACGCCAGAGCTGCCGAGGAACTGGGGTACGCGTCGCCCCGCTCCGTTGCCCGCCTCGTGCGCGAAGGGCGCCTCGAGGTAGTGGGCCACGGGCGAGGCCGTCGCATCCCGCGCGAGTCGTTCCTCGCCTACCTGGCCGAGCTCCGCGCCGGCGACAAGTGATCGCGTGGGGCGTCTCGCTCCTCTTGCGGGGAGCGGGGGCACAGGGAGGCGGCACAGGATGGACGGGGCCCTCGCTCCCCACCTTGGGGTGACGCTCTCGGCGCGTTGGCTGCTCCCCGGTCGAGCCCGGGTGAGCCTCGAACGCGTAGGCGCCGAGGGCGTCGAGGTCCTGGTGCTCGGCGAGGTCGAGGCGGTCGACGGCGTCGCGTGGCGCGTCGTGGGCCACGAGGGACGGTACGAGCGCTTTCGCGAAGCTCTGCGAGCGCTCCTCCTCGAACGCGCGGCGCTGATTGTCGAGGGGCTTTCGTAGCAACCGAGGCAGGGGCCCTCGCGGCCCCGGAGGGGGAGAGGATGACCGAAGCGAAGTCCAAGCCGATGACCGTCATCGGTCTGACCGTGTCCAACGTCAAGGCGATCAAGGCCGTGGAGCTCCGGCCGGACGGCTCGCCGGTCATCACGATCGGCGGGCAGAACGGGCAGGGGAAAAGCTCCCTCCTCGACGCGATCGCCATGGCGCTCGGGGGCCGTCGGCTTCAGCCCCCGCGGCCGATCCGGGACGGCGCGAGCCGGGCCGAGGTGGTTCTGGACCTGGGTGACCTCGAGGTGCGGCGCACCTTCACGGCCTCGGGCGGCGGGACGCTCCAAGTCGTCGCCAAGGACGGCAGCAAGCTCCGCACCCCCCAGGCCCTCCTCGATCGCCTCACCGGCGAGCTGACCTTCGACCCCCTCGCCTTCGCCCGGGCCCGGCCCGCCGAGCAGGTCGAGACGCTTCAGCGGCTCACCGGGGTTGATGTCGGGATTTTCGACCGGAAGCGCGCCGAGCTCTACGAGGAGCGCACGGCCGTCAATCGGGAGGCGAAGCGGCTCCGGGCGCGGGCCGGGGAGATGACGGTCTCGAGGGACGCCCCCGCCGAGCCCGTCGACGTCCGGGCGGTGCTCGAGGAGCTCGCCCGCCGGCGGGAGATGCTCGGCCAGAACCAGGCCCACCGGCAATCCCTCCTCCGGGTGGAGGCCGAGCTTGAGGCTTTCGAGCAGCGGATCGAGGGGGCGGCCCGGGCGCTCGAGGAGGTGCGGAAGCTCGGCGCGGCGAAGGCCGAGGAGCTGATGGCGCTCAAGAAAGTCGAGCTCGTCGACCCGGAGCTGGAGGAGCTCGAGGAGCAGGTGGCGCGGGCGAGCGAGCTCAACCGGGCCGTCGAGCAGAACCGGCAGGCAAGCCGGGCACTCGAGGAGGCCGAGACGGCCGAGCGGGAGGCCCTCGCCATGACGCAGGCGATCGACGACTGCGACCGGGCGAAGGCCGCGGCCATCGCGGCGGCCAAGCTCCCGGTCAAGGGGCTGTCCTTCGGCGCCGAGGGGGTGACCTTCCGCGGCGTGCCCTTCGAGCAGTGTTCCTCGGCCGAGCAGCTCAAGGTCAGCGTGGCCCTGGGGCTCGCGCTCAACCCAGAGATTCGGATCCTGCTGATCCGCGACGGGAGCCTCCTCGACGAGCAGAGCATGGCGACGATCGCGAAGCTGGCCGAGCGGGCGAGGGCCCAGGTCTGGGTCGAGCGCGTGGGGGCGGGCGAGGAGGTGGCCATCGTCATCTCGCACGGCGTGGTCGCCGAGGACCGCACGAAGAAGACCGAGGTGGCGTGATGGTCCAGCACATCATCGGCAGGTCCCGGCGCGACATCCAGGTCCCCGACGAGCCGTCGCCGCCACGCTGCCCCGACGGATGTGACCGGCCGATGCGGCGCGACTCCGTCGGTCGCGGACTCTGGCGCTGCCCGGAGTGCGGCGTGACGTTGCACCCGAGCACGATCGAGCGGATGGGCGCCATGGCCTCGGCCGAGAGAGCGCTCGAGGACGCCGAGGAGTACCTGTCGATCATCTTCGGGGCGATCGGCGAGGGCACCGATGTGCCAATCGCCCAGGTCGAGGGGGCCGCCACCCACCTCGGCCGGATGCTGAGCAAGGTCCAGGGCCACCTCGAGACGGTCTCCGCGTGCCTCGCCGACGAAGGCGTGAGGGTGGAGTGATGGCCGCCGCAGAGGACCTCGTCGAGCGGTGGCTGCTCGACAGAAGAAAGGGCCTCGGCTCCTCCGATGCCGCGGGCGTCTGTGGCGTGAGCAAGTGGGCCTCGCCCCTGTCCATCTACGCCGAGAAGACCGACACGGGCGCGCTCCCCGAGCGCGACGAGTCGTGGCTGGAGTGGGGGCACCGGCTCGAGCCCGTCATCGCCGACTGGTACGCGGACCTCTCGGGCCGCATCGTCGATCTCTGGGAGCCCTACACGCTGGTCATCCACCCCGAGCGGCGCTGGATGCGCTGCACGCCGGACGCGACGCAGCAGGACGACGAGCGCGGCGAGGGGCTCGTTGAGCTCAAGGCGCCGCTCTCCTGGACCGCCGAGGAGTGGGAGGACGGCCCGCCCCTCGCCTACCAGGTCCAGCTCCAGCACCAGCTCGAGGTCACGGGCTACGCCTGGGGGACGATCGTCTGCCTACTCCCCGGCGAGCGGCCCCGGTGGTGGGACTTCGGGCGCCACGAGCCGCTCATCGCGGCGATGGTGCGGGCTGAGGAGCAGCTCTGGCGCTGCATCGAGACCAGGACCCGTCCGCCCGCCGACGGAGCGCAGGCGACCGCCGACGCGCTCCAGCGCATGCACCGCAAGGACGACGGAACGACGGTAGAGCTGCCGGCGCGAGTCGAGGAGTGGCACCTGCGGCTTGAGGAAGTGAAGGCCGACCAGAAGGCCGACCGAGACGAGAGGAAGGAACTCGAGAACCTGATCACGTCCTACATGGGCGACGCGACCTACGGGGTGATGCCCGGGGTGGCGGGGAGGTACCGATGGCGAGCAGCGAAGAACAGCAGCAAGCGAACCCTGACGTTTCTCAAGCGATAGAGCCGGCGAAGGCGAAGGGGACCCTCGCCTGGATGGAGGAGACCGAGCTGAACGGCTCGGGCGTCGAGCTGCGGAGCCTCGACGACCTCTTCCGCTTCAGCCGGATGGTCATCGCGGCCGACATGGCGCCGAGGGGGATCACCCGCCCCGAGCAGGTGGCCCTCGTGGTCCAGGCCGGGCTCGAGGTCGGCATCTCGCCGATGCTCGCGCTGCGGTGGTCCATGGTCGTCAACAACCGTCCGTGCTGGTGGGGGGACCTCCCGCTCGCCCTGGCGCGGCGGAGCCCGCTCTGGGACGAGGCGGCGTTCGACGAGCACTTCGAGGGCGAGAAGGGCCCCGACGGGCGTCTCCCCGACGACTACGCCGCGGTCTGCACCGTGCACCGGAAGGGCGGCGAGAAGAAGTCGTTCCGGTTCGACGTGCTCCAGGCGAAGGCTGCCAACCTCTGGACGAAGAAGGGCCCGTGGCAGGAGTACCCCGACCGGATGCTGATGTTCCGGGCCCGCTCGTTCCTGCTCCGCGATCAGTTCGGCGACGCGCTGGGCGGCATGGCCATCGCCGAGGAGTACATCGGCGCGCCGCCCGACGTCGTGGCCGACGCCGAGCACGAGATGGTGCCGAAGGGCCTGGACGACCTCGCCGCGAAGCTCGAGGACCAAAAGGGATGGAAGGCGGCCATGGACCGAGCCGCGGAGGCTGCCGACCCGCCCGAGGTGGTCGAGAAGGAGCGCGTCGCGTGGGGCCGGCAGCAGGGGCTCATCAAGGACGAGAAGCCCGCGACCCCCGTCACCGACGCGGTTCTGGCCGGCGACTACGAGAAGGCGAAGGCGGCGGCCCGCACCGCCGACGGCGACCCCTTCGACCCGGAGACGGGCGAGGTCCTCGAGGACAAGGCGCCGATGCGCGAGCCCGGCGACGACGAGTTCGAGGACGACCTGCTGGGGTGAGCGATGATCACACACTTCAAGCGCGAATGGGTGACGCTTCCCAGCATAGCCCGCTGGGGCCGGGTGGGAATGGAGCCGGTTGAGGTTCCGACCCCGGAGGGCGACGGCTGGCGACTCCACAGCGTCGTCGTGGCTGCAGGCGACGCAGACCACTGCGACGTCCTCTACTACACCTGGGAGCGCCAGCTCGTGAAGGAGGACGACGGCGCCTGGGTAGGAGCTGAGCCCCCGGGCTCCTCGTGGTGAGTGGTTGACGCCCCGGGCCCGGCTGCTCGCGGCGGTCGCGAGGTTCCAGACCGAGGTGGCGGCCGCAAGGGCCGCCGCCGAGGAGCACGGCGACCGCTGGACTGCGTGGACGGCGATGCTGCTCGAGCAGTCGGTCGCCTCGGTGGCTGTGGACGCGGAGGCCGAGAGGCTCCGCAGGGAAGGACGGTGAACAGTGGGGAAGAGCATCGAGGCGACCATCGCCGACAGGATCGACGACGGCATGAACTCGTGGCGGGCCTACCTCCGGCTGGCGAAGGCCAGCGAGTTCCCGGAGGTCCGGGAGCTGGCGGTGGAGGCCGATACGAAGCTCACGCGGGCCGCCGAGTACCGCCAGGAGGTGAAGAAGCTCGAGGACAAGCTCCTTGCGGACAGCCGGAAGCTCGGCACCGAGCAGGACCCGCGCCAGGACGAGATGGACCTCGGGAAGGGTGGCGACGGCGACGGAGGGGTCCCGGTCGAGTGAGGCGTTCCCGGCGGGGCGCCCCCTCCCTCGCCGGTTCGTCAGTCGGTCGCCCCCCTCGGGGGAGGTCCTCCCGCTCCCGGGGGGAGGCGGCCGGCGCCAGGGGAGGTGGACGGTGGAAGCGGAGCCCTACACGAGGGTGTCACGGCGGCAGTCGATGAGGCTGATGGAGTGTGGGGTGGTGGCTCTTCGGCTGGACCACCTCATCCGAACGCTGGAGTGGGTCTGGACGCCCGAGGGGTGGCAGGGGAGCCTGCGGCAGCTCTGGGACGCCTACGTCGCCGTGACCGACACGAGCCCGCGGCGAGACCAGCTCGCGCGGGAGCTGCAGAACCTCCGCGGAGCCGGCGTCATCCGGTACGAGAAGCGCAGGAATGGGCTGACCATCTGGCTCCTCGAGCCCGAGAACGGCGATCGAGAGAGAGGCCGTCCAGCAGGTCCAGCTCCCGAAGACGTTAAAAAAACGTTGCGCGCGTCAGCTGCAGCTAGCTCTGGATACTCTGGATCCTCTGGAGAGTGGCCGCTGGCGACGTCCACTTGCGGACGCTCAGGACGTCCACCTGCGGACGCTCCTGACGACCACCGGACGTCTGAGACGTCCACTAATCCGGCCGAAGTGGACGCACAGAGCGGCCACCGAGAGACGGATGCCGAGAGGCGGGCCCGCTGGCGCGAGGAGGAGCTGCGGCGGACCGAGGAGATGGTCCGCGAGAGCAACGAGAAGCTCGAACGCGTGCGAGCCGAGAGGGCGGCGGCGAAGGCCGCGAAGGAGGCCGAGTGAACGGCCCCCTGCCGCACTCCAGGCTCTCGGAGCGCCAGGTCCTCGGATACGCGCTCGGGGAGCTGTCCTGGGTCTCCTACCTGGTGCTGCACCTCCAGGAGGCCGACTTCTACCTCGAGGAGAACCGGAAGCTGTTCAGGGCTCTCCGGGGCCTCGAGGGGGCCCAGGGCTGCGACGTCGTGGCCGTCGTCGAGCGGCTGAAGGCTGACGGGACCCACGACGAGCTGGGCGGGGCGCCCGGGCTGGCCAAGCTGGCCGACGACATGCCGGCTTGCGAGGCCGACGCCCAGCGAGCCGTCGAGCGGGTCAAGGCGCTGCGGCGCGTGCGGCGGGTCATCGCGGCGGCGCGGGAGATAGAGGGCGACGCCCCCCGGCGGGCCGCCGACACCGAGGAGTTCCTGGCCTGGGCCGAGGGGCTCCTGTACGAGGCCCTTCACGACGCGGAGTCCACGCCGGCCCTGACGCCCCTGCACATCGAGCTGCGGTCGGCGCTCTCTGAGCTCGAGGCGGCCATCGAGCGCGGCGAGGGGCTCACGGGGGTCCCCACCGACTTCGAGGCCCTCGATCGGCTCACCGGCGGCTGGCAGCCGGCGTCGCTGACGATCCTCGCCGCCAGGCCCCGGATGGGCAAGAGCGCCCTCGCGGGGGCGTTCGCGTGGAGGGCGGGCAGGGCCGGCTACGAGGTCCTCTTCGCGTCCCTGGAGATGAGCCGGGCCGAGCTGGTCCGCCGGATGCTCGCGGCGAAGGCGAAGGTTGATACCCGCGCCATCCAGACGGCGACGATCGACCTCCAGGAGATGGAGCGGCTCTACGCCGCGGCCACGCGGCTCTCCGAGGCCAGGGTGTGGCTCTGCGAGGAGCCCCGGATGACGCTCGAGCAGCTCGCGTCGCTGTGCCGGCTCCACCGGGCCCGGAAGGGCCTCGGCCTGGTGCTCGTCGACTACCTCCAGCTCCTCCGGACGGCGCGGAAGCACGCGACGAGGGAGCGGGAGGTGGCGGACATCAGTGCGGGGCTGAAGGCGCTCGCCAAGGAGCTGGGCGTCCCCGTCATCGCGCTCTCCCAGCTCAACCGCGGGCTCGAGGCCCGCCAGGACAAGCGGCCGATGCTCTCCGACCTCCGCGACAGCGGGGCCATCGAGCAGGACGCCGACACGGTGATCTTCCTCCACCGGGAGGAGGTCTACCACCCCGACACGCGGGACCGCGGCGTCGCCGAGGTCCACGTCGCGAAGCAGAGGAACGGGCCCACCGGGCAGGCTCGCCTGGCCTGGGTGGCGGAGTACACGAGGTTCGAGGATGTGCGAGAGCGAGAGCAGAAGGACCTCCCCCTCGGATGATGTGCAGGAGCGGGCCGAGGCGACCATGGACGTCCTGGACGACCTGCGCCGGCTCACCGAGACGGGGCGCTACGCGGGCCCGGACGACGACGTGGCCCTCGCCTTCTCCCAGGCCCGCCTCTGGGTCTGGAGGGCGGTCGTGCGGTTCCGGAAGCAGGAGGACAAGGAGGCGGTCGATGGGCGACCCGAGCCATGAGGGCTTCTGCCCGCTCTGCAAGGCGATCGTGCGGGTGAACGACGAGGGGCTGCCCGGACAACTCGAGTGCCCGAAGTGTCGCTCCACGACGATGGGCCTTCGCGAGGCGCTCATCGAGGCGCTCGCGCTCGACCGGGCGCTTCGGCTCCAGCTCCAGCACGAGGAGTCGTTCAGCCGGGTGGTGAGCCACGGCGCGGCCGGCGCGGTTCGGGAGCGGGTCGAGCTGCGGCTGCAGTGCCAGGACCTCTCGCGGCTCGTCGACGAGGCGAGGAAGGAAGCGCGCGACGCCTGGGCCCAGCTCGAGGAGCTGCGGGAGCGGTACGACCTCGCGCTGCGGCTCCTGCGAGAGGAGCGGATCGGCGCGGGCCGCCTCCGCTGGAAGCTGCTGGGTCAGGAGACGCACTTCGCATCCGTCACCCTGGAGACCTGTCAGCGTTTGCGCCGGGAGCGCGACGAGGCGCGGGCGGAGCAATGGCCATCGGCGGCCGAGTCGAAAGCGATGGCGCGGGCGGCGGTAGCGGAGCGCGACATGGCCGCCCTCCGCGCCGAGGTCGCGCGGCGGGGCGAGCTGTTGCATCACATCGTCAGCAACGCCTCGCCGCTGCAAATAGCAAACGGTGGCCTCGTATCTCTGTCACGCGACTGGTTCCGGAGAGCCCGCGCCGCCCTCGCCGAGGAGGACGACCGTGCGCGCTGAAGAGGTTGCTGCCCTCGTCGCTAGGTTGCGGGACGAGGAGCGATACGTGGACGCCTGCGACGAGGCCGCCGACGCCCTCGAGCGGCTGACCCGGGAGCGGGACGAGGCGCAATCAGCGTGCGCCGACATGGCGACGCAGGGACATCACGACGCGGCCGAGATCACCCGCCTGACCCGTGAGCGGGACGAGGCGCGGAAGCACGAGGCCGAAGAGATCCAGAACGCATTCGACGCGGAACAGTACGCTGACGGCAAGAACCAGGAACTGTGGGCCCTCCGCGCCGAGGTCGAGACGTGGAAGCGTCGAGCCGGCGAGCTGCGCACCCTCGCCAATACACCGTCGGAGATTCGCGCCGAGGCCGAGGTCGAGCGGTTGACCCGCGACGACCCGTGGTGCCAGCCCGACGGGATGCAATGCCGCGCACGCGCCGAGGTCGAGCGGCGCGGCGAACTGCTGAATCGGTGGACGCTGACACGCCTAGACGGCGGAAGCGCACACGTAAAGCTGCACACCGAAACGCTTTCCGCCCTCGCCGAGGAGGACGAGTGACCGCGAGGCGTGGGGCGAGGAGGCGGACGCCCCTACGGCTGCCGTGATCCAGACTCTCTCGCCGCGGGTGAGCGACGAGCGGGCCGACCGTCTCGCCGTCTGGTTCGATGAGTCGGCGGACCGGTACCTCCTCGACGTGCGCCTCCTCGTCGCGCTCGCCTATCGAGAGTCGGGCTTCCGCGCGAAGGCGATTGGGCCGACCGGAGCGATCGGGATCATGCAAACCAAACCCGGGGGGGCGGCTCTCCGATGGGCCCCTCGAGGGTGCCGAGACCAGTACCGGCCGCGGTGCTCGATCGCCACGGGGGCAGGCTACCTCGCCGCGCTCCGCGACGAAATCTGCCCGGGGTCGTGGTGGAGATGGATCGCCTCGTACCGCTACAGCCGATGCCTCTCCGAGGCGGAGGCGAGGCGGGACCGGGGGGCGCGCCGGGCCCGGGAGTTGTACCGCCGGGCGGGAGGGAGGGCGTGGTGATGGAGCGACCGATCATCTTCAGCGGCCCGATGGTCCGGGCGATCCTCGACGGGAGGAAGAGTCAGACGCGGCGGGTTTTGCGGCCGCAGCCGGTGCAGGACTACGGCGAGGGAGGGCCCGAGGGCCTCTGGTGGCGCGATCTCTACGGGGCGCCTCCCGAGCTGATACCGGGCTGCCCCTACGGCACCCCCGGCGATCGGCTCTGGTGTCGCGAGGGGTTCGCGCTGGACGATGAGCAGTGCGAGCCGTCGCACGAGGTGATCATCTACCGCGCCGACGGGCAGGTGCGTCTCTACGACCCGCCGGGATGCTCTGGGGTACCGATGGGCGGCCCACCGCGCCTCGGGCAGGTGATGCCTTTGCGCATCGCCAAGGATGCCCCCGGACTCCGCTGGCGCCCCTCGATCCACATGCCCCGCTGGGCGTCGCGGCTGACTCTCGAGGTCACCGGCGTGCGGGTCGAGCGGGTGCAGGAGATCAGCCTCGAGGACATCTACGCCGAGGGGCTCGAGCCCGGGCCATATGGGGCCGCGAATGATGTCGTGCGATTCGGGGACCTCTGGGACTCGATCAACGAGCGCCGCGGCGCCGGCTGGGAAGTCAACCCGTGGGTCTGGGTCGTCGAGTTTCGGAGGGTGTCATGAGAATCCTCGCCGTCGACCCCGGCGACCCGTCTCGGCGAGCTCGACGATCCCGACGCCCCGACGGTGACGGCGCTGCTCGGGGCGCTGCTCGTCGACTGCCGGGGCTGTCGGCTCGTCGTCGAGGCGCAGTGGTACCGGGACCCGGAGCCCCGCGTGCGCGCCATCCGGCGGGCCAAGGGGCGGGGGAAGAGTGCGCGGCTCTGGCGCTCGCCGTCGGGCCGCGTCTTCGAGGTCGAGCTCGAGGCGAAGCGGGGGGGCGCGCCGTGGGATGCGGTGGCGAAGGTGGTCGCCTCGAGGGTCCGGTGGGAGTCGGCGTGCGACCTGGCCGGGATGGACCTCGGGGAGCCCGTGGCGCCGGGCCGGTGGATCCCGGCGATGACGAAGGGGCACCCCGAACGGGAGACGCACAAGCGGGTCCGCGGCGTCGTAATGGGCCGTTGGGGCGAGCGGTTCTCGCGGCTGGGCTACGACGAGGCCGCCGCCATCCTCCTCGGCGAGTACTGGATCGAGGAGCAGCGCGGGCGCGTCGACCGGAGCACCGGGCCCCGGCGGGGGCTCCGGGGGCTGCCGGAACCGCGCTATGCTGCGCGCCATGGGGACGACGACGATCAGACCACGGACGCGCGGGGGGTACAGGCTGGATGTGCCGGCGGAGAGCTCGCCGACGGGGACGCGGTGGCGCCCGGCGGTGCCCCGGGAGCTCGAGCCGCTGGGGAGGGCCGCCATGGATGATCCGGCGCTGCTCGACGTCCTCGTCTCGGCCGTGATCGCGAAGGCGCAGGCGCGGGAGCGCCGCGGGCCGACCGTGGCGGCATTCCTCGAGACGTGGATGGCGGAGCGAGTAGAGCCGGAGTGCGCCTGGCGGACGGCGCGGGGCCGCCGCTACGCCATCGACAACCACCTCGCGCCGGGCCTCGGGGCCATCCCCCTCGAGGAGCTGACCAGCGAGGACATCGATCGTCTCGGCGCTCGGATGCGCCGCACGATGCAGGCGACGACGGTCAACGCCCAGCTCGGGGTGCTCCGGGCCTGCCTGCGGTACGCCGAGGAGCGTCATCAACTCAGTCGAGCGCCACGCGTGCGGATGCTTCCGACCGAGGAGCGAGACCCCGACTGGCTGACGGAGGAGGCCCGTGACGCGCTGCTCGGAGCCGCGTCGGGCTGGCTCCGCGCGGCCGTCGCCCTCGGGGCGCTCGCCGGGCTGCGCGTCTCGGAGATCCTCGCCCTCGAGTGGCGAGACGTCCGGTGGGGCTCGCGGTCGCTCCACATCTGCCGGGGGGTCAAGACGCGGCGGCCCCGCACCGTGCCAATGTGCTCCCGGCTCCATGAGGAGCTCCAGGCGTGGCGGCACCTGCGGGGGCCCCGGGTCATCTGCTACGACGACGGGGCGAGGGTGAGCCACTCTATCGCGTGGCGCCGGCTCCGGGACCTCGCCGCGGCCGAGCAGGTCCGCACCGTGGAGGGGGTGCTGCTCTGCTCGGGCGGCGGGAAGGGGTGGCACGTCCTCCGGCACACCTTCGCGTCGCATCTCGTGCAGCGGGGCGTGAGCCTCTACGAGGTTCGCGACCTGCTCGGCCACCGGGCCATCCGTCACACGGAGGTCTACGCGCACCTCTCGCCGGCCCGGCTCGTCGACGCGGTTGGGACGCTCGATGTCCCCAGCTTGTCCCCAGATCGCGAGAAACGTTCGGTTGCGAGACGAAGGTCGCGAAAGGACTAGATAGTGGTGAGTCTGTTACGAAGTGTTGCGAGGGGGGGCGCGGGACCTAAGCGGGCGGAATCGCGTGAGGCGGGGCCCGCCCAGAAACGCTCGGTTGTCCCCAAGGTTGTCCCCAGCGGGAGGCGGCCGTGAGCGTCGACTTCTTCCCGACCCCGCAGTGGTGCGTCGACCGCCTCCTGGAGCGCGTCGGCTGGGCGCTGAGCAGGAGGACGCTCTGGCTCGAGCCCGCCGTGGGTGATGGGGCGATCATCCGCGCCGTCGACGAGTGGCGCGCGGCCCACGGCGTGCGGGCGGTCGAGTGGACCACCATGGACATCCGCCCTGAGACCAGCGCTGATGTTGTCGGCGACTTCACGGGGCTTGGCCGGCCCCTGCTCGACGCGGTGCGGCCCCTCGAGATGCGCCTGCGGACGCCTGCGCCGCGGCCCTGGGACGTGGCGATCACGAACCCGCCTTTCTCGCAGGCGCTCGCCTTTGTCGAGGAGGCGCTCTGTCGGGCGCGCATGACGATCATGCTTCTCAGGCTGGGGTTTCTCTCGTCGGCGGATCGAGCCCCGTTCCTCCGGGCGCATCCGCCGGACGTCTATGTGCTGCCGGATCGCCCCTCGTTCACTTCGGAGGGGACCGACCCGAAAACCGATTACGGCTGGTTCATCTGGCGCGGCCAGAGCGAGGGCCGCGTCGAGGTGCTGCGGACCACGCCGCTCGAGGAGCGGCGGGCGAGCTCAGGAGGTGCATCATGACGGTGACAGAAGCGATCAGTGCCAGGGCCGAGGAGGTGGGCATCCGCATCCGCCTCCTCGAGGAGCGGCGGGCCGGGCTCATCGAGGCGCTGGACCTCGCCCGGGCGGCCCTCGGCGAGGCGAAGGCCGCCCAGGTCGAGCAGGTGGAGCCGGCGCCGAAGGCGGGGAAGGCCCCGGCGCTCCCCGAGCCGAAGCGGAAGCGGGCGCCGAGGAAGAAGGCCGAGCCCTCGGCCCGGCCGACGACGAAGCGGTCGCAGGCGAAGGCGCCGCCACCGCGGCAGGCGAAGCGCGGGGCGACGCGAGACGCGATCCTCGCCGTCTTCCGCGCGAGGCCCTCGTCGACGCACACGGCCGTGCAGGTCTTCAAGGCGCTCGGCCAGGCGCGCGGGCGGAGCGTCGAGAACGTCCGCATGGGCATCAAGCGCCTGGTGCAGGCGGGAGAGCTCAACAAGGTGGACGCCGGGCTCTACCAGCTCGCCGGGGTCGCGCGATGAAGGCCCCCGGGGTCAACAGTAGGGCGGGTCTGAAG